AGGAAAAGATAAATATAAACACGCTGCGGCAGGTATTATATTTGCGTTGATATTTACTGAAATGGGTATGTCACAAACTGATGTTTTTCTATCAGTATTAGCTGTTGGTATATCAAAAGAAGTATATGATTATTTAGATTACGGAATGTTTGACAAATGGGATGTATTAGCTACAATATTTCCATTAATAGTATATTACATATTAACTAGTTTAATATAATGCCAAAAGCAAAAAAAGATCCACAAAGATACAGACCTGTAGTGAATAATGGTCATCCAGATTTAAATCCTGAATCTGTAGCTTATCAAGAATATTGGGAGCAAGAGCTTGATAGGTGTAAAAATGGATATAAGCCCAAAGGCATGAAAAAAATATCTGGCAAATACTATTTTTATTTAAATTACTATAAAATACTTGGTAATGACGGAACTACAGGATCTCGTAAAACTTTAATTAGTCCTTGGTATAGACAAATGGATCATGAATATTTTGAGTTATTTGAAACTTGCAAAGAAGAAAATAAAGGAATGATTGTAATAAAAGCTAGGGACAAAGGCTTTAGTTATATGAACTCAGGAATGATTGCTCACGAATACACATTTTATCCATTTAATGATGTTGGTATAGCAGCAGGATTACAAGCTACCGCAGATGCTTTTTTTGATAAAACTAAAAAAGGACTTAATGGTATACATCCTAACTTTAAACATTCTTTTCTAAAAGATACAGACGGTATATTAAGGTCAGGATACAAACAAAAAAATAAAGATGGTAAATGGGAGATTGGAGGTTATCAATCTACTATTATATGCAGAACAATGGATAATCCAGAGGTGTTTAAAGGTGAGCGTGTATCCTTAATGATATTTGAAGAGGCTGGTGAGTTTAAACATCTCAAAAATGCATATATGTCTTCTAAAGCATGTTTCATGGATGGTAACTTACAGTTTGGTGTTCCTGTTGTGGGTGGTACTGGTGGTGATATTAGTAAAGCATCTAAAGATTTTATGGACATGTATTACGAAGCTGACGCTTATAATCTTATACCTATGTTCATACCCGCATCGCGCGCGTACTATGGATATTTTAATGTAGATACAGGTGAGGAGCAAGTAAAAAAAGCAGAAGAGGTTTTGTTAGAAGAAAGAGAGATTATAACCAAGTCTGGTGATAGAGAAGCATATAACCTGCATATACAAAACTATCCTTTAACTGTACAAGAAGCTTTCTTAAATACTAAAACAGCAAGGTTTGATAATTCATTATTAAATGCACAAAGATCTAGAATACTTGGCAATAAAGACTACAGAAGTCAAATACAGCAAGGATACTTAGATTGGGAGTTTGATGATGAAGATAATTATATTGTTAGATGGAGACCACATCCTGATGGGCCATACAAAATATTACATCATCCAGAGCCAGATTATAAAGATTTAGATATAGGTGGCATTGACTCTTATGATCAAGATGAAGCGGGTGCGTCAGACTCTTTGGGTAGTGCAATAATTTATCGTAGATTTGTAGACACAGAACACGCAAGTGATTATGTGGTTGCAGAGTATACAGATAGACCTTCAAAAAAAGAAGATTTTTGGGATGGTTGTTTAAAATTAGCTGTATATTATAATGCTAAAATGTTAGTAGAATATACTAAGATTGGAATACTTGATTATTTTAAAAGAATGAATGCGCTCAAGTATTTAAAGGAAAAACCTGAGTCTGCTCATAATCCTGGAACAAAAACTAAAAACAGGTATGGCGTTCACATGAATAAGCAGGTAAAGGCTCTAATGGAAGATTTAATGGATGATTACATTAGAGAAAATGTTGAAGATATTTGGTTCTTAGAACTTATAGATGAACTTGCAAATTACGGCACTAGAAATACAGACCGTGCTATTGCATTTGGATTATGTTTAATACATAATGTAGATAATTATAGAATCCAAGCCAAAACTATAAGTAAAGAACCTGAAAATATAGGATTTAAATATTATAAATTAGACCACAACGGTGTGCCTAAATTAATTAGATAGTTATGTATAAAAATAGTCAATCTTCTTTTCCAGCTCAATTTGTTTTAGAGTCAGAGAAAAATGATGAATGGTGTAATCAATGGGTAGACGCAGTAGTTTCGTATATGTCTTATACTGAATCTCCATATAAAACGTCAAGAATAAATGACGTACAAAATTATAATATATACAATGGTGATTTAGAATTAAACGATTTTAAATACATAACAGAGCAATACGGAATGGCATACCCAGCTCGTTTAGTAAACTATCCTATTATATCGCCAAAGATTGATTTGTTAGTAGGTGAAGATCTTAGAAGACCTTTAGATGTTAAAGTTAGCACAACAAATAAAGAAGCTGTGCTAAGAAAAGAAGATGTTAAGGTTAATTTAATTATGAAAGACCTTACTGACGAAATCCATAAAGAATTTGCACAAACAACGGGTGTAGAGCTGCCGCCTGTAACAGAAATGGAGGTTCCAGAAGACATAGACCTATATATGAAATATAATTTCAGAGAAATGGTCGAAGAAACAGCACAAGATGGATTAGAGTATCTTATGTCTAAATATAACTATAGAGATTTATTTAAAGAAGGCTATAGAGATATGCTAGTCACAGGCAAAGAGTTTTATAAAATATATGATCACAATGGAGATCCTTATGTTAGAAGAGTAGATCCAAGAAATTGTGTATTTGAAATCAATGCTACATCAGATTATTTAGATGACTCATCATGGGTAGGTGAAGAAAGATATTTATCTTATCACGAAATATTAGATGAATTTAGAGATGAGCTTAGTCGTGAAGACCTAGAAGAGTTGTCGGCTATGTATCAAATAGGCGGATATGATGATTTAGCTAGATACAATGATCCTTTTGATTGGGTAGAGTATCAAGAAGGGCAAGAGGTAAAGATTAGAGTAGTATCTGTAGAATGGAAATCTATAAAAGCACTAAGATTTAAATTATCAGAAAATAAATTTAATCCTGAAAAGCCTTTTATGAAGCAGGTTGCAGATGATTACAAGCCTAGAAAGAATGAAAAGATAAAAACTAGATATGTAGATGACATATGGGAAGCTACTAAAATTGGCGGTAAAATTTTAGCTAGAGCTAGAAGAAGACCAAACCAAGTAAGATCAGTAGATGATGCTGGTTCTACATCTTTGTCATATGTAGGTTGTGTTAGAAATAACTCTACAGGAAAGAGTGTTTCTATGGTAGATTTACTAAAAAATATACAAATGCTTTACAATATTGTAATGTATCAAATAGAATTAGCTATGGCTAGGTCTGGTGGTAAAGCTGTTGTGTATGATGTATCTCAATTACCTACAAACTTAGGTATGGATATGCAAACTGTACTTTATCATTTAAAGACAGATGGTATAATACCTATCAACTCTAAAGAAGAAGGTAATCAGTTATCATCATTTAATCAATTTCAACAAATTGACTTTACGCTTTCTAATTCTGTTCAACAACTTATTAATCTTAAATTAATGCTTGAGCAAACTGCTGGACAAATATCTGGTGTTACTCCGCAAAGAGAAGGTGCTGTTGGTCAGTACGAATATGTGGGTAATGTACAGCGTAGTGTTGTACAGTCAGCTACAATTACAGAAAGTTTATTCTATTCTCATAATATGGTTAAGAAACGCGTATTTGAGAAAGTATGTAATCTCATGAAGCTTTGTTGGTCTAACGGTAAAAAGGCTTCTTATATATTAGGAGATGGAGCTTATAAATTTTTATCTGTATTCCCAGATATATCACTACAAGACTATGGTATATTTATAGGTGATGCTGGTAAAGATGATGCTATGCGTCAACAGCTGCAAAGTATTGCACAGGCTGCTGTACAAGGAGGTCAAGCTACTCTTTTAGATATTATTAAGGTTCTTAAAGCTGATACCTTCACAGAAGCAGAGCATATACTCGAAAGAGCTATGGAAGAAATTAAAAAAGAGCAAGCTGAACAAGCGCAACAACAGCAAGCAATGTTACAAGCACAAGCTGAGCAACAACAAGCTGAGTTTGAAAGACAAGTACAGCTTGAACAAGTTAAAAATCAAGGAAAAGTTGAGGTTGCTAGAATACAAGCTGAAACTGATTTACAAATTGCTGATATGAAAGACGACTTAGCTAGGGAAACGTCTGACGTATCACATACTGTAAAAAACAAACAAATATTTTTACAAAAGAAAGCTGAACAGGACGCTAAAGAGGCGGATAGTTTAGCTCAAAGAGAATCACAAAACGAAACTATTAAACCAGAGCGTAAACAGAAAATTCAAGATATAATTAAAAAATCTTAGTATATTTGCATATTAGGGAACAAAATTTTATTAAATTATGGCAGAAGAACAACAATCAAACTTAGTAGAAGAAGCTTCAGAAAACGTAAGCGTAGAACCTACAACAGAAACAACAGAAGAAAAAGCATTTGATCCATTAGCGTTTGCAACAGATCAAATGATGGAACAATTTCAAGGTAAGTATAATGAAGAAGCAGCTGAAAAAGTTGAAGAAAATACTGAGGGTACAGAAAAGGATTCTGACAAGCCTTTTAATTGGAATGATATTGAGTCAGAAAAAAAAGAAGCGCCAGAAATTAAAACACCAGAAGAAGATTGGGACGAGGCTACTCAAACAAAATCTACAGAGGAAAATGAAAGTGTTGAAGAATCTGGAAAATTAAATTGGACAGAGGTTGCAAAAGAGCTCGGATTAGAAGCTGCAACTAAAGAAGATATTATACAAGCTTTAAATTCTCCATTTATTGAGCAGCCAAAGAATGAGGTTATTGATAAAATAAATGGATATTTAAAATACAATGACAGGGAGCTTATTTCAGCAGAAATGAAAACTGATGGAATGGAAGACTTTGAAATTGAAGAGGCTTTAGATAAAATGGAAGACTCTGGTGTTTTAAAAAGAGAAGCATTTAGAATTAGAAGACAACTTAATGCAGCTGTAGAACAAGAAAAACAAAAGTTTTTTAAAGAAAAACAGCAAGAAGAAATGTCTGCTAAAGAAAAAGTAGAGAGAAATAAAAAAGAACTACAAGGTCACTTAAAATCACTTGAAACATTTATGGGTGGTAGTGTGACTGGAGATCAAGCGAAAGAAGCTTACAAATATATAACGTCTGGTAAAATGGCCGAAGACATCTGGAAATCCCATGACAATGCTTCAGAGGTAGCGATGTTTATGCTGTTTAAAGACAAGTTTGCTAAGATCTTACGCTCCCAAGGTTTAGAAGATGGTAAAGCTAAAATATTAAATGACATTACTTCTCCTAGCCTTAGCGGCAAATCAAGACCTACGACTAAAATAAAATCATCTGGTTTTGATCCTGCTGCGTTTATGAGAGAGTAACTTACAAAACAAAAGGCAAAGCCTACAAGTTACGTACATTACTCTGGATTAAAATAGTGTTAAAAATTGTTTAATTTAAAATTATTTAAAAAATGGCTAAAGTTTATACTGGAACTTACGGTTCTGGAACAACTCCTGAGAATAGTTTGAATACAGCACTATTGCAATACCCAGAGATTGCAAGAACGTTGATTCAACAATATCCTCGTTATTCAGCGACATATCTTTTAGAAAGAACAGGTCGCTTTGCAAGTGAAAAAGTCCTAGGCGATAACTCATTTGAGTGGAAAGTTATGGGGCGTTACAACACACCTTCTTATTCAGCTGGTTGGATTTCTACTGATGGATCTTCATTCGTTGCTGCTGATTCTGGTAGTGGCGCTGCTGCTGCTACTAGCGGTGCACTTAACAATGCAGATGCAAATGGTGATGTTGTTTACATTATTGCTGATGGTGAATCATACACATCAAACTTCTTAAATAAGTATGACATGATTCGTTTCCAGTCAGGTGCTGTTGGTTTAATTATGACTGACTTAACTGATTCTGGATCTATTAGTGCATCAGGTACAGGTGTAGCTGTTACATCTGCATCTAAAATTGTTAAAGTTGAAATGATTGATGGTGCTGCTAAACCATTACAGGTTACTGACCTTTCTAGCGGTGCAATCTTTGCTTCAATCGGTTCTGCATTCCCTAATGGTTCATTAGGATCTGACGTAGGTGAAAACTACGTATTCCCATCTACATACAAAAATTATCTTACTACAATGCGTAAGAAGATTTCTGTTACAGGTAAGGATATTACAGATATTATGTGGATTGAAAACAATGGTCACAGATTATGGTACTTTACTAAAGAGCAAATGATGATGGATGAGTACATGTATCAGCAAGAGCTTCAAAGATGGTATGGTCGTAAGTCTGTACACGAAAGTGGAGTATCACGTCCAGCTGGATTAACTTCTACGTTGACTGGTGCTGCTGTTGGTGGACAAACTAATAATATCATCACAGGTGATGGTTTATTATCTCAAATCGACTCATCTAACCAAGCATCTTATACTGCTGGCGCACTTACTGAAGAAATCATTACTGAGTTCTTAGCTAAGTTAAGCTTAAATGCAACAAATGCTGAAGGTAACGAGTGGGTTGTGTTCACAGGTACTGAAGGTAGATTAGCATTCCACAAAGCAATGAAAGATCTATTAGTTGCTCCTTCTGGCGCAATGACAGGTGGTTCATTTGCTGGTGTTGGTGGTGATGTTGCTTTAGGTGCTAACTTCACATCTTACGAAGCTTTAGGTAACAAATTAACTGTTGCTTATTGCCCAGTATTTGATGACAACAACCTACATAGTAGTACTTCAGGTACTAATGCGTTTGGTGACAACAGACTTAAAGAGTCTGCTAAAATGGTATTCTTAGATTTCGGTAAAACTTCTGGTGTTTCTAACATTGAGTTAGTAACTAAAGGAGCTGAAGGAACTAACAGAAGCTTTATCAAAAAGTATGTAGCTGGTATGATTAATCCATACGATCAATCATCTATGATGGCTGCAAACGCTGATGATAAATTTGAAGCTCACGTTCTTTCTGAGTCTGGAATTATCGTTCGTAACCCATTATCTTGCGGAATCTTATCTGCATCATAATTAATTTATAATTTGACTGAGGGAGGGCTTCGGCTCTCCCAATATGTCGCCTAAAAAAAAGAAAATGGCAAATTATTTAGATTTATCAAACAAATCCTCTGTAGCTGGACAAGGTAGATTACCTAAGTTTAGAGGTCAAATCGATCCAGTCGTTACTATTGTAGCTAACAAGAAATTGTATGACTATGAAAGTGGTACAGTTTATTTATTAGATGGTACTGGTGTAGAAGATGCAGTTCTTACTGTAACATTACCTTCAGCAAAAGCTGGCTTGAATTTTAAATTTATTTTATCAGCTCTCGGCAACGAATCTGCTGAAGATATTCATATTAAACAAGCTGCTGCAGATGAAGATTTTGTAGGACATATAATTACAGGTGCTGGTACAAAAGATACAGCAACATCATCTGATACAAAAATTATATTTGACCAGTCAGGAGGAGCTTCTGCTGGTGATTATGTAACGCTATACTGTGATGGAACAAGTTGGTTTGTTCAAGGTGTGTGCGGTTCAGGTAGTGACGTAATATTCGGATAACCTTTAATTTTATTATTATGTTAAAAACAACATTTAACGAATTTAAATCGGCTATAAAGTCGTATTATAAAGCTAAAGACTCTTTGTACGATCAGTTTATACATTTACCTGTGTTAAAGTCAGTAAAGCCTGTTGTTAAGGTAGGTGATGCTGATTCAACTATTTTAGATGATGATTCTGGATCTGTTATAAATGTATCAGAAGCTATTACATCGGCTGAAAAAACATATACCTTACCTGCGGCAGCCGTAGGATTAAACTATACGTTT